TACCAACGTTCTTAAGCGATCCGGCTAAGCTGTCAGCTTCAGCAGATCCTTCCAACGAACCGGATGCAATGGAATTGATAATACGATTAGCATCTTTACCCGTAAGGTTGAACTGATTCATGGAAGCAGTAACCACCTCAAATGCAGTTTCAACAGGAACTCCGGTGGCCGCTAATGTCAATGCTTGTTTAGTCACATCGGCCATAGCCTCTTTGTTTTTCAAAAGTTCCGGACGCTTGGATCCGATAACGGTAAAACCGTCCATAATTTCTTTGGAAGTAGCTGTAATGCGTACACCGGCTTCGGTGGTGGTAGTACTCAGTTCTTTGGCATACTGGCGCATCCAAGTTACCGATTTATCATCTAGTCCGGTAATAGCTTTCAGGTTAGCTGAACTTTGCTCAAGCTCATTCCGCATATCCATGAACTTTTTTAGTCCAAGAGTCAATCCGGTAACAGCTGCAAGACCTGCAGTGAAAATGGCAAAATACTTATTGAAACCGTTTGCTGCTTTAGAAAAACCACTTTCAGTCGTTTTCGAATATTTATCGGAAGCCTTTTCCATATTGCTATACTCCTTAGCAATTTGTTTCTGATAATCTTTATGTTCAACGAGTAATGACTTCAGGTATTCAATTTTCTTTCCATGAGCCACATAGTTATCAGCTCCCATGGTCATTTTGGCCTGTTCATTTGTTAGCTTTTTCATCTCTCCGGATATTGCCTTCACAGAGTTAGCTACCTCTTTACCATCGATATAAATCGAGACGCCACGTTTTGCTATTTTATCAGCCATTTTTGCTCGTTTTTTGAATTAAAAATTTATCAATTTTCTCAAGTATTTGATTCATGGCCATATCACCATAAAACTCCTGAACTATATCAGCAACTTGTACCAGACCGGTTCGGATTTCTACATCAAACCAATCATCCGCTGACCGCTTAAATCCGGTACTTAGATCTATTTTTGATTTAGGGTTATGACTACCACGAATGACAGAATTACCTTGACGAATATATCCACGACCAACCCCATAATGACGAAATACCCCACGACGGAGAAAATTGAAATTGATAGTAGAAATATGTCCGAAATTCCTTTTATATGAATTTGAAAGAGTAGAAGCCAATTCACCGGAAGCCTTTGGAGCATTGCCGGCCATCTTCGACCTGGTTGTTACGGTCCATGACTTTATACGGTCATTGAACTCCTCTACTGTCATTATTTTTGGCGTACTATTTTCCATATAAATATTATTTTACGATACAAATTTCGTCAGATTACCACCTTTTTAAAAGGACATAAAAAACAGAATGCCCGACTTTCACAAGCCCGGCATTCTTCCTCTTTTAAAAATCTATACTATGTAAAAAAAACAAAAACTATGACTTAACCCTAAATATCTTCAGGACAAAAACAAACAATTTCGAAAAAGCACCAAATTTTACAAGTAAACCAATAGCCACCGGTATACACATACCGGCCAAGAACCATCTCCACCAGGTTACTGAAGTTGTTTCCTTATTACTGACCTCACTGACAAGTTTTGCATTCTCTGACTGTAGTAGCTTAATGCTTGCTTCCAATTGTGACGTATAAGCCGCGTCGGAAGTTGTTTTTTCTTTCGAATTGTCCAAATATTCAGTATCTTTTTGGGACAATCTTTTACTAGTCGTAATCGTTTCAGATTTCACCGGTGGTTTATAAGTACCAATAACAATAGGCTTATCGGTGTCGTATTCTGTGATACGCGTTTCCAATGCATTAGTTTCATTTTCTATTTGCATTAACGATTTGTCCGTAATTTTTTCAGTTTTGTCCGTAACTTTTAGGCTTTCGGTTTTCGACTGATCGGTTTTTGAATCCACACTGGAAGCAACCGATTCGATTACTTTGGCTTTCTCCACTTTTTTAGTGCTGGAGCAACCCGAGAAAACGATTACAAACAATAGTAGCATTGCACTTATCCACATGCTGAAGAATGAGACAAGAAAGGGTTTTAGTATTTTTTTCATGATCTATTTGAATTTTAAATAAGCATTTGCTAGAGTAATATCATACGGTTCTCGCTTCCAAATTATAGCCATTTCTTTGTATTTAGCTCCATTGTAAAGCGTTGCTACAATATGCCAGTTATGAGCAATAATAGCAGCTTTCAACTCCTTATCGGTGTCGATAAACTTGCAGATCTGCCAAATTTGGCGATCGATTCCTTTCTTTGCATCGTCCCACATGGCGTTTACACTTTCATAACCAAGGCGTTTCCAGTGCAAACCTAGTATTTGACCAATGCCAATACTTGTGGCTTCCATGGCTGCCGTTTTGTTCTTGCTGAATGCGTCATTAAAGGCCAACCATTCTTTGCGTTGAACTTCAACCTTATTAAGCGACCATGCTCCGGAAGGTGCATAAGGTGCACGCTTTCTGTACCAGCTAGGTTCAAATTGAATAATAATTTTACCTGTTACATCGTCGAAGCCTTTTCCTCCTGTTTCGGCCGATAGAAATGCCATTACTGCTGGTGATTCAATTTTGAAACTTGCAGCTTCATTCCAAACTAGAGGTAGCAATTCTTTCATTTTGTATCCTCCTTATCTTTTAATATCGACAAATCAATATCTAAATGGCGTTCAGTTTTATCCACCATGAACTTTTGAGCAATTGCAGCCCATTTCGAACCATTACATGAACTTGCATTTTCGGTTATTGACCAGAACTGAATGCCGCAAAATACCAATGCCGTGTAATTAGCTAGATAGAGATTTGAATACATAGTAAGTATGTATTTCTCAATCACAAATGCAAGTACTATGGCAGCCATTGCTAATACTCCAGTGGTAAACGCCTTAAATAGTTTATTACTCTTTACTTTAGCATTTGTATTATGACCAGCTTTCTTCATGCGTTTTGCTAAATCCCTTGCCGACCAACAGTCGAAAATAATAAAGACAACGCAAATAAGTATAAATGGGAATGTCGGCTTAATCATAACCAGGAAACCACCGGCCATGCTCAGCGACCATTTTGCAAAATTCACTAAGTTTCGAAATAACCAATCCAGTAATAATTGAAATAAACTTTTCATAATGTGTGTATTTTAAATTTATAAATCTGCAATAATATTAGTAAACTCATTCCAATATGGTGCAGCTTGATAGGATGCTAGTGATCCTACTGCTACGTGAAGTGGTATTGTTTTATTTACATTATAAAATGTATTTGAAAATATAATTTGTGGAGTTGATCTCATATTGTTAATTAATATCAGCCCTACACAATTGTAAAATGCTAAATCTCCAATGGAAATAACTGAATTTGGTATTGTCAAATTTCCATTAAATCCAGTACACCCAATAAATGCAAGATTTCCGATTGAAGTAACTGAACTCGGAATTGTCAAATTTCCAGTTAATCCAGAACAAGTATAAAAAGCAGAATTTCCAATTGAAGTAACTGAATTTGGAATTGTAAGATTACCAATAAACCCTATACATCCTGAAAATGCTGCGTCTCCAATCGAAGTAACTGAACTCGGTATTATCAAATTACCAGTTAATCCAGAACAATTCTGAAATGTATTATTTCTAATTAATGTAATTGAATTCGGAATTGTCAAATTACCAGTTAATCCATAACAGTTGTAAAATGCTGAATCTCCAATTGAAGTAACTGAACTAGGTATTATTAAATTTCCAATTAACTCAGAACAATTATAAAAGGCTAAATTCCCAATGGAAACAACTGAATTTGGTATTGTTAAATTTCCATTAAATCCAGTACATCCAATAAATGCAAGATTCCCGATTGAAGTAACCGAACTCGGTATTATCAAATTACCAGTTAATTTTGAACAAGTATAAAAAGCAGAATTCCCAATGGAAACAACTGAATTTGGTATTGTCAAATTTCCATTAAATCCAGTACATCCTGCGAATGCTGCATCTCCAATCGAAGTAACTGAACTCGGTATTATCAAATTACCAGTTAATCCAGAACAATTCTGAAATGTACTATTTCTAATTAATGTAACTGAATTTGGAATTATTAAATTACCAGTTAATTTTGAACAATTGCAAAATGCAAAATTTCCAATTGAAGTAACTGAAATAGGGATTATTAAATTACCATTAAATCCTGTACAGTCTTGAAATGCAATGTTTGCAATTGTAGTAACTGAACTTGGTATTATCAAATCCCCAATTAATCCGGAACAATTTATAAATGAAACATATCCAATTGTAGTAACTGAACTCGGAATTGTCAAATTACCAGTTAATCCATAACAGTTGTAAAATGCAAAATCTTCAATTAAATTCAAACA